CTGAGATTTAAGAATGTTCATCTCTGCAGAAGTCATGCTATCTTTCTCTCTAGAAAAATCCCTTGCAAATTTTTCGCAGAGCACATGAGGAAGTTCAAATTTCTTGTCAGAAGACATGTTCAGCACGCTAATGACATGGCAAAGAATTTTCTCATCGATAAAATCGAAACCCTCTGATTTGGAACCACCAAAAAGTCCACAGAAAAAGGAGCCAAAGGTTCTCATTGTGAATCTTTGACACCATGTCTGCATATCTAGAGAATCTGTGGTTGTCAATGTAACAAACTTTTTACCAGACGCCTTCATCTCATCTTCCTTCGCCTTGACTTTCTTGTAGTGTGAAAGAATGTAATCAGTCTTCTGGGAACCCTTTGTCAAAAACTCGTTTGGTAGTTGCTCAGAAATAAACCTAGATATCTCCTCAACTGAGGATATCAACAACCTGGATAAAAACTCCAAAACTATTATCTCTCTTGTTCCTGTGATTTGGAGTTTCTTAAAGAGATTAGCTCTAATTCCCCCTTTGTTGGCAATCAGATCTCTAATTTTCCTAAGATGATGATATGGCCCCTGATGGTCTTTGAACTCATTCTCTAAATACCTAAGAACTTGTTCAATACATTTCGGCCTCTTCATATCTTTGTGCTCGTTAAAGTTTAATTCGCCAGTTGAATTGTATTGACTATCGTCAGCTGACGCTTTGAAGGTGGCAAACTCTGACCAAGTCTTATCAGAGAGCCTCTTCATCATTCGAAAACGCCATCCAGGATTTTTGCTATCAAGTAGTTTCCGTATTGCCTTACCCATTGATGTGACATGTGCTGAGTCGTACTCGTGTGACCTCAATATTGAAGGATCTTCTGAGATTTTCTTTTGAGTCTCTTCGCTTTGGAGTATGCCAGAGTACTCCTGCCTCACATCCCTCATCTTGATCTCTTCAGAGACGATTTTTGAATAGATTTTGAAGATTCCATGATTGAACTCAGATTTGTCTTTGTTGTGGAACCAAGAAACATACATCAAATTGATGCTGGCTTCAAAATGAGGCAATCTTCTCATAGAACAGAAAGAGAATTGTTTGATCTCCGTGTCCTTTGATAATGCAGTGGTTTCAGCAAGCTCGCCGTCAGAATCTTTCATTACATCAATGTCAGGTTCATCTTCCTTTGTGAATGTTTCTGAAGATCTTGAGAGCTTCATCGCCTCAATGATTCTGTGTAACAAAAAGACATAGTATCTCGATCTCAAGGTTGTGCCGAATTTCTTCAAAGGAGAAAATGGATTTGAAATCGAATTCGGGTCGCTACTTTTCATATACATGAACCTCACATTAGAGACGTTGGAGCTTGTCACCTCTTTGTTTTCAAGTTCCATAATGTAGCAGACCATGATCTCCGGTCCACAGACTTTAAATATATCTTTGAGGCTAGCACTTGTTCTAATCTCGAATATATTTTTGAAGGCGGAAACTTTTGAAACCAACTTGGCTAGACATGACAAGCTCACTGACAAGTCATGTTCTGAAGTGTACCTGAATGGCGAAATCAAGTAATCACCATGCTCTATCATCTCAAGGAAGGGCAATCCATACATTTTATCAACCTTGTCCTTCCTTGTTATCAAGCTCCAGAAAATCCCTTTCTTGCAATTGCGCACACAGTAATAGAAAGGAAGTGTCTGAGACCCATAGACGTAAAAGGTGTCAGAGTTTGTCGGTTTCCTTAAACATAAGTTCAGCTCAGAAGAGATTGTGGCAATAAAACTGCTAATCTTCCCCAATCTTGATCCTGAAACCTCGTTGAATAGAGGCGTGCCCCTTGGGTTAACCTTTTTAGTGTACGTGCTAAGCAATCTAAGGATTGTCTCCTCATTAGGCCTCTCAGTGTCATGTTTATCAAGGATGTCATGAAACCTGCCCTTGCTCATGACTAGCTCTTCTATGTCTGTTGTGTCAACACAAAACTTGTAAGCTAGTTTAGACTGCTCGCTGGCAAGAATTTTCTCCTCACATTGGTCGAATCTTTTACCAAAGATTCCAACCGCCGACAAATCATGACCAATATCAGTGTCTAAATCGCAACTGAACCTGTTCCTTCTGTTGAGCATTGGATCTTTTTCTTTGACTTCTCCTTCCCTAATCACCTCAAACGGATCTTGATGGACTGTTTCATCGAAACCGTTGATAATTTTGTTGTTTATCAGCCTTGTCCACACTTTTGACTCAACCGTCATGCCTTCAACCATACCAGTCAGTTCGTCAAAAACAATCGGTTCACATGTTTTGAATATAATAGCAGGGAAAGGTATAATGGGTTTCGTCGACTCTTTCTTATTTATAGGATTCCTTTCGAGTAGAGATATGAAATCCTGATCATTGAGCCCTCCAGCTTCATCATTTATGAATGTCTCAACCATTTTGCTGGTTAAAGTGTATTTTGGAACAGGATTTTCTTGAGACTCTCTAATGAACTTCTGATCCATGTTCATAATGCTCTTGGATTCAACTAGATCAGTTGGCCAGCCAACAAGGAAATTCTCAACATCTTTAGCACTAGTCTGGCCCTCTATGTTCATGTCCGAAAACTTGCTAGCAATCTGCTGAAGGTGGAGACCGAACCTGTATGATATTATTATCTTCTTTGCAGATTCAGTCGATATCTTGAAAGATGATATCAGCGAGCTTGGACCAACGACCATTATAAGGAATCTTGTGTCAATGTTCCTTATTTTCTCTCCTCGATCATTGATGACTGCTGGCATGTAAAGGCCATATGCTCTCTGATAAGTTGATTTGATGTCTCCCTGTGTCGTCTTGACCTCAAGTAAATAATTACTATCGACCAATAGTAAAGCGTCTGGTGAGTAATTGTCAAAGTCATCTCCTTCATGGAATCCTGACTCTGAAAAAGTCGGATCTTTTTCCCTATGGTCAACCAAATGGCTCAGCACAAGGTCGTGAGGAGCAGATTCAATTCCGCCAACAGACCCTTTCCTTTCATAGAATCTGTACAAATTGCCATTGTGAATGACAGGTTCTAATTGGAGCTCTACAGCTGGGCTAATGACATCAACAAATTTGACTTTTTGGCCGTTGATTTCTTCCTCACCAAAACTGGTCTCAATGATTACCTCTGGCTCTTCTTCGTAAGAGTAATAATGAGAATTTGAAATTGATGAATCCTCTGAGATATTTAGAGGGTTTATCAGCGAGTTTTGTAGGGCTGGTTTGATGACCCTTTGACTCGTGCTCATCGAATTTGCAACTTGTTTTCCT